TGACTCCCCATATCAGCAGGGACCGTTGGCAACCACCTATATTAACAACACTGTAATCCACGAGATCGGCAACGATAATAAAGAGACAAGCTCAACGCAGCCTATTGAGGCATACATTAATTCTGCGCAGTTTGACTTGGATGACGGGCACAACTTCTCCTTTGTTTGGAGGGTTCTGCCAGACATTACCTTTGTGGGATCGACCGCCGACAGTCCAACCGCGACGATGTATTTAAAGCCATTGAAGAATTCAGGCTCTGGATATACCACCCCGCCATCGGTGGGCGGCTATGCCAGCCATTCGGTTACAAGGACAGCGACTATTCCTATAGAAGAGTTCACGGGACAGATTTACACGCGGGTCAGAGGCAGGCAGATGACGCTAGAGCTTCGGTCTACCAACATTGGTGTGGCATGGCAGCTAGGCTCCCCACGACTTGACATTAGACCTGATGGGCGCAGATGAGTACTCAAATTGTTACTACGGAATCAGTGGAACTTTATTCCACCAAGGCTCCTGCATTGCCGTTTGCGCCAAATGAATACAGCCGGGAATATCACAACCAGCTAAACAGTATTCTGCGTTTGTACTTTAATACACTTGATAACTTTTTGGCGCAGCTTATGGCTAACTCATCGACACTACCCATCTCAATCGGGGGCACCAATACGGATGCCTTTGGGCGGCTTCGAGTAAGTCAGCCATACACCCTGTTTGACAGCCAGAACAGATACGCGGCTGACAATCAATTTGATATAGCTACAACCGGGACAGGCACAACTTCCTTCCTTTCTAATGAAGCAGCGGTGCAGATGCAGGTGACCGGCGTAGGTGTCGGATCTGTTGTCAGGCAGTCTTATCGGAGTTTCCCCTACCAGCCCGGAAAAGGCTTATTAATTCTTGCCACCTTTGTAATGGATGGGAACGCCAGTACAAATCTTACGCAGCGTGTGGGCTACTTCAACACTCAGAACGGGGTGTTCTTCCAACGTGTGGATGGTGTGTATTCGTTTGTCTTGCGTTCAAGCTCTACCCCAAATCCGGGAACCCCTAGCGATATACGCACGGTCAATCAAGATGATTGGAATGGCGACAAGCTAGACGGCACAGGTGCAAGCGGTTACACGCTAGATCCTTCCAAGGCACAGATTCTGTGGATGGACTTTGAGTGGTTGGGCGTAGGGTCTGTTCGTTGCGGCTTTATTATCAACGGCGAGTACATCGTTTGCCATACATTCAATAATGCCAACGACATCACATCCGTTTACATGACCACGGCGATTTTGCCTATTAGATATGAGATCACAAGCTCTTCAGCAATAGCGGCTTCAATGAAGTCTATTTGCTGCTCGGTGGTTTCTGAGGGTGGTTTTGAGCAGACATCGATTGACCATGTAGCGCGACGCACAACAGCGTTTTCCAACATTGATACAGCGGCAACCTTCTACCCGATTGTGTCGATTCGTCTTGCCTCTGGCAGAACAGGTGCGGTTGTATTGCCAAATCGTGTTCAGTTTCTACCCCTGACTTCCCAGAACTATGAGGTGGTTCTGTTAAAGAACCCAACCTTAACGGGAGCAACATGGGCTGCTACGGTTCCTTCAGACAGCAATGTTGAATACGATATTGCCGCTACAGCAATTTCTGCCACAGGAAGTATTGTGCAAACAGATTACGTGACCAGCACGGGAAGCGGCGGGGTTTCGCAAACCAGTGCGCCAACGGGATATAACTGGGACTTGCAGCTAGGCGTGTCATTAACCAGTGTGAGCGACATTTACACGCTGGCAGTTAGAACAGTAGACGGTGCGACCAAGGGCAGTGGACTTGGGTCGATCTCTTTCTATGACTTAACGCAATAGGTTTAAACATGGCATATACCGCCGTCAAACTGGCAGATGTACAAAAAGCTATTGCTGCGGTCACTGCTGCGCAGAAAAAGTACACCGATGCCCAAGCCAGCACCAAGCCTAGCCAAACGGCAGTTACTACTGCCCAAAAAGCTTTAGATGCTGCCCGTTCCAAATTAGAAAGTCTTCAGGCTGCGTTTGATGATCAATCTTACCTAACAAAGAATTCTGGCTATACAAACGCACAGAAAGCTTCTACTGCCGCAGAAAAGGCGCTTAACAATGCCCGTGAATTTTTAGATTCTGGAAAGTTCTTAAACGACAATTCATCTTATAAAAATGCTGTAACTGCTATGCAGGCAGCAGAAAAAAAGTTAAATGAATTCCGTAATTACAAAGATTCAGGTCAATATGTAAATAACAATTCGGGCTACAAGTCAGCTTTAAACAATGTTTCTAATGCTGAAAAAGCAAGAGACACAGCTCAACGCAATCTTGATAACGCAAATGATAAGAATAGGGCTTCTCTTGAGAGAACTCTAAATTCTGCAAATACAAACTTAGATAGGGCTAATCAAGCTCTGGACAGAGCAAGAGAAGCTGCTGAAAGAGCCGCAGAAAGCAATCTGCAAAACTTAGATAAGATTTTTTCTGCGTCTCAAACTAACGTAGACAAAGCTCGTCAAGCCGCTGAGAAAACGGCTCAAGCATCCATTACGTCAGCAGAGAAAACTTACAACACTTCTATGACTGCCTTGGATAACGCTCGTGCTGCGGCTGAAAGAGCCTATCAAAACGGCACAATCAAACCTGCGCAGGCTGCATTTGACAAAGCCAATACTGCGTTTGATACCGCACAAAACAAGTATCAAGCGGTCATGGATTCTATACAGCCATTGGTAGACCAGCGCAACGAAGCGATTAACAATGTTGGAAGCTACATTGACAATATCAGGGGTAGCCTTGGCGATGTTACCAAGTTTGCTGATGCCAAATCAGTACAAACTCTTCTAGGTCAGATACAGACTGCCGTTAAAAACACCAAGCTTGATGATCTTATTAAGCCAGTAACATCCATGATTTCAGAGATTGATCCTCTGAAAATGGCGAATATTCCTACGGTTAATCTGCCCAAAGCCAATCCTGATTACTTTACAAACATTGACCAAAGCACAGGACTTCCACTGCTTGATCAGGGTGCGCTGGATTCTGTGCTTAATAAATACAAGAGCGACACCCTTAACAAAGATCAATATCGAGACAACTACAATGCGTTTGGTTGGAACGTAAAGTCTGACGGATCTTCTGTTGCCCGTGGTGCGGCAATCTTTGGTCTTGAAAAAACGCAGGCATATGGTGGCGGGGTTTCTTACACCGGAGACTTTAAAAAGGCGGCAGAACAAGCTGGCGTTGATATATCTGGTCTTAAGACTAATGAGGAAAAGTACAACGCTATCAATGATGCAACTAAGGATTTTTACGTTGTTGCCAATGCGCTTGATAGGACTGGTGCAGGAGCCAATCAAAAAGCCCCTCATGCTGCTATTTTGTTTAAAGCAGACGGTAGTGGAAACCTAGTTCCTGTTACCAAACCTGATGGTCAACTTGCTGCCAACTATTTTGATGCGGTGGGCGTTAGCCATGCGGGATGGAGAGGACAGCTTGCCGAACTTGCCCCTGTAATCCAAATTGCTTCTTTGGTATTTGCCCCGCAACTTGGTCAAGCTCTTTCATCTGCATTAAGTGGTATTCAAGTTGGTACAGCAGCAGCAGTTGCTCCTACCGCATTTACAGTAGGCGCTCCAGCAACTGCGATCACTTTAGGTCAGGTTGTCGGTCAAACCGGTATATCTGCGCTCACAAGCTCCATCATGAATGGCGGCATGGCTGCGCTTACGGGTGGTGATGTAAGCAAGGCTATGCAAGCTGGATTGGTAAGCGGCGCTGTTTCAGCCAATACCTCTGACATTGCAAAAACCGTTATGGGGGGTGGAGCAACAGGGGAAGCCAACATTAAAGAGTTAGCAAGGATTTCTAATCTGTCTGTAGATCAAACAGAGAAAATCATTGCAAGCGGCGTGACCAGTGGACTTGCCTCTACCATTTCAGACCCATCCAACATTGGTGAAAACATTGCTTATAGCATTGTTGGAAACTTTGCTTCAGAAGAAGCCAAGAACTTTATTACAGGCAGAATAGATCCTAAAAGTTTAAACGGGCTAGAGACATTTGCTAGTAACGCAGCAGGTGTCGCAGCAACTGCCGCTGCCCGTGGTGATGACGTAGTAAAGGCATTAGAGAACGCAGGTAAGTCTCTTGCAATTAATGCCGCGAGGGCACAAAAGAATTATGTCCCGCCGGTTGGATCTGGAGCTTCTGGGTTTCCTCTTACACAAAGAGATGCAGATGCAGAAATACAAGATTACTACGATGCAATTATTGCTTCTGATTTTGATGAAAATGCCGTCGAGCAAATAAAACAGGCAATACCAAATATTTCAAATGAAGATGCTTTAAGGATTGCTCAAAGTTTATCTGGTAATTACGCAAAATTTTTGCAAGATACGCAGATTGGACCTGCCACGGCAGAATTAACTGGCGAACTGCAAACTCAACTTAAGACTCTTCAACCCGGAACGGAAAACTTTAACAGGGACTTTAACAGACTTGTTGAAAAGGAAATCGACCTAGGCAATGAAGGAAACTTTAGAAAAAATGATGACGGCACGTTAGTAAATGTCACAAACCCAAAAGTTTCTTGGTTTAAAGATGCTAATGGAGA